GTGTTGTTCCTTCCAAGCAAAAGATCAGCCAGGTTGTCGGCTGGAAAGGTATTGGTAAGCTGGATCGGTCGAGTGAAGTGCGGGAAAAAGAGAATTATCCCGCCGTCAATCCTCCTGAGGAAAAAGAGATTCGGATCAAGAACAAGAAGAACGGTCTGACTCTTGCCCTGACCAAAGAAGCTATCTTCTTTGATCGTACTGGGCAGCTCATGGGCGAAGCCTCGATGGTTGGTGCCGAGTTGGCGCGTTGGCAAGACGAAGTGATCCTGAGCACGTTGGCCGATCTTGACCAGACCGCTTACGACCTGGGTGAGATGTTCGCGGCTGGCAATTTGAACACTTACACTGGTGCGGCGACGGCGTTGGGGACGACTTCCTTCGAAGCGGCCATGACGTACTTCCGTAAGAAAACGGACGAGCGTGGTCGTAAGATCAACGTGCTTCCTGGCAAGCCTGTGCTCATGCACGCGACTGACCTGGAATTCACTGTCGACAAGTTGTTGAACAACGAGAAGGGCCCCATCGGTACGGCGGCTCAATCGGACGTCAACACTGCTCGTGGGAAGTTCCAACCCGTGCTGAATCCGTACATCACCTCCACCACTCAGTGGCTCTTGGGTGACTTCAAGAGTTCCGCTCGATGGGAAGAAGTGTGGCCGCTGGAGACCTTCCAACGGATGGGCGGTATGACGGAAGATGGGTTTAACAAAGACGTGGTTGCCGAATACAAAGCCAGCATTTTCGGTGGCTGCGGCTACGACGACACCCGTCGTGTCATTGAGATGGTCGGAGCGTAAAAACTTCGAGACTGTTCCCCTCCTCCAGTTCACGCGGGGGAGGGGAAACCCAAAGGAGGAATGACCGATGAAATTCTTTAACCGCCTTGCCAAAGGCATGTCCGTTTTGGCGATTCTTGTTTTCTGCTTCGCGATGACGGCCATTATTACTGGCCAGAAAGTTGAAGCTTACACCGCTGCGTTGGCGACCGTTATGCCGGGCGACTTGAGTGTCCTTGATCTTAAGCTCCGTGGCAACGACGTTTTGGACTCCAACGGCGTTACGCGTCTCACCGTTGGGACGACCAATACGTTAACGGGCATTAATGCTCTCGTAGGTGCGACCACGATTACTGGAGATGCGGTGATCACTGGTTCGCTTACCAATGGGAGTTTTTCTGCTAGGGCGACTCCTGCTGCCGCGCAAACCCTTGTGGCTGCTGGAACCATTGCAGCGGATTCTTGTGGCACGATCAAACGCATCACCAGTGTTGATCCTATTACAACCAACACGACCAATACGTTCACTGCGCCTGCGGCTGGAAATACTGGATGCATTATGTGGGTTGTGAATGTTGGGACGAACACCATCACCCTCGACAATAATGCCAACTTTAAATCTGTTTCGGCTGGCGACGTGGCCCTGGGTGCGGGGAATGTGGTTGGAGTGGCGAGCGACGGAACCTACTGGTATCAGACGACCGCGCAATTGGACAACTGAGGTTTTTATGAAAAAGTTACTGAGTTTTGTTGTATTGCTTTTGGTGCTGGCAGGAAAGTCGTGGTCGTCGGATTCGGCGGTCACCATCTCCGTCAGTAAACTGATTGCGGTGTCTACGAGTTCAGTGACAACGGTTCTCTCGGCAGATCCGCAAGCGAAAAAAACGTGCATCATGAATACCTCAGCGGACTATCTCTTGATCGGAGACGCTGATACTGTGTTTTCTACCAGTGCTACCACGGGAACGTTTCGTCTAGCGGGAACGGTCGCTAATACGAATCCAAACTGGTATTGCTTCGACGGCCCGACGGCCCCTTACAAAGGTGCCATTCGTGCGCAAGCTCCAGGTGCTTCTGCGGCCGTAGTCATTAGCGTTATTCGGGAGAGATAAAATGTCTGATACCGCAGACCATTACACCTTGGTTCTTGCACAGATCGACGCGAAAATATCCGCGCTGATTGAGAATCCGCAAGTCGACTATCAAGTCGGCGGTGGTAATGGAACGGTGAAGATTACAGCTAGCCAGAAAATGGACCAGCTTATTCGCCTTCGTGAAATGATCATGAAGCGTATTACTTCAAAGCCAGAGGAAGTAATTGAGACTCTTCAAACGGACATGTCTGTGTTCGGTGAAGATCTCAGTGAATACATTCCATGACATGGGACGGGCTTGCACAAGCGAGGCTGGACATTTCTGGGCTGATCACTACGTGGGGTGTTGGCTCCCGCATCACGCGCATGAGCGGAAGCCTTAATGCCACGGGACGTTTGTCCGGGACATTCGTTAGTAAAACTTCCGGCGCGTTTTGGATTCAACCAGACACTGGAAATTATCGTCGTGATCTCCCTGGAAAACTTGAGGAGACAACGCACGTGGCGTTTGCACGGAAGACATTAGATGTTCGTTCTGGCGATCGAATTCTTCCGTCTGGCGACACTTACGAGTACGACGTTCTTGATCTCCAGGAGAATCCAACGCATAATGTTGTGATGCTCCGTAGGGTAAAAAGATGAATGATAGTCAAGTTAAAGCGATTGTTTTTGGACGAGATGCGTTAGTACATAATATGTCCAAATTCAAAAAAAGCTTAGTTGATAAACTTGTTACAGCCGTAGAAATGACACAAGTCAAAGTAGCAGAGCATGCTAAAAAACGTCATGCCTCTAATGCACACAACTACGATCGCTTTGTAACCAGACTTGGTGGACTAGAACAGAGTATTCAACCTGGCCAAGTCTATATAAGCGATCAAGTATTACGTGGTGTAATTGATGCGCGAATGCCATATGCTAGTTATGTCGAGAATGGAACCTCACGAACAAAAGCATATCCATTTATGCTTCCTGCTATTGTTGAAAATATGGAATTTTTCAAAAAAAGAGTTTCAGCCGCATTGAAGTCTGCAACTGGAGGATGACATGACATCCGTTGAAGCTGCCCTGATGACACGCCTCACAGCAGACTCTACTCTCCAGAATTTACTCGGAGCGTCCGGGCGCATTCGGCACGCCAACGAGAATCTTGGTGCAGTTGCGGCAGGAGAAGTGACATATTCTTGCGTTTCAATTCTTCCAGGGGATGTTTCTCCTTGTACAGACGTCGAGCTTTATCAGTTCAATATTTACAGTAACTCTGCGGGTGCTATTCGAGAACGTATTCGTCGGTTGTTGGAAGAATACAGATTTCCTTCGTTGACGGACGGCGTGATCAATAGCTGCTTACATGAATGGACGGGTGGAGATGAATTCGACACCCCTCTCCAAGTAGAAGTAAAACGAATTCGATTTAAAATCGAAGTGTGTCGGTCGGCGCAAACGCCGGTCTAAAGGAGGAAATACTTATGAGCTACGCAGAACCTAAACGGTTGCTTCTTGGACCCGGCGACCTTTACTTCAACGACCAGTTTGTCGGAAGTGTGAAGGAAGGTATCGAGTTTAAGTACGACCCGAATTATGCTTATCAACGTCCCGGCAATTGTATTGCGGACGTGAAGGGTGAGCGCATCTCTGAGCAGGTTACTCTCACTGCAAAGCTGTGTGACTTCAAAGTCAGCCAACTCCGTCGGGCTTTCGGAATTTCTGAAGCTGTGACGTCTGGTAGTTTTCGTCTTCGTAATAAGGAGACGCTGAAACTTTCCGGAACTGGCGCAACGGCTTTTGCGCACAATGCGTGCACGGGAACGTTGAAAGTCAGCAAGCTTGACCGTAGCTTGGTAGGAGCGTCTGGTACGTGGGGTTCGGCTGCCTACACCTCGGGCACGGACTATTCTGCGACCGTCGCTGGTGTGTCCCGTGTGGGTGCTGGCCGAATTGCTGATCAGCAGTACGTCATCGTCGAATACGACTTCCTCGATGCCACGGCTAATGCCGTTCGTGTCGGTGGAGAAAAGACTACGCCTCAAACGTTCGAGATGAATTTCGTTCACAAACAGTCGAACGGAAAGCATATTCAAATCACGTTCTACAAAGCGATGGCGATGGCTGACGTCTCTCTGGCGTTCAATGAGAAGTCGTCCGGCAACTACACGCTCCATCAAATTGGCTTCAAAGCCTTGGTGGACTTGACCAAACCAGAGGGACGTAACCTCTTCGAAATCATCGAAGAAAGCCCTCGTACAGTGTCGTAAGTTTCTAAAATCGCGCCCGTCAACGGAGCGTAAGAAAGAGGAGATAGAGCCATGGAACAATTGACGCCTACTCTTATTGAGCAGCAGCTGAATGACTTGAAAGCTATTGGTGCACCTGTGTCTCAAGGAACTATCACAGCGCATAAACCGGGTGAGCAGGGAGCTAATCGTTTAGTCCTTGAAAGATGGCTTCCAACGTGGATCCGTAATTCGTACATCAATCATCGTTTATTCGAAAAAGCCAACAGCACAGAATACCTCATGGCGTCTGCTAAAGGTCTTCCAGCGGTAATCGTTGGAATCGGCCCGAGCCTTGATTCTGATATTGAGAAGCTTATCAACTATCAGAAGAACTGCGTGATCATTTCTACCGACGCGGCCCTTCGCCCGTTAACCGTCAAGAATATAAAGCCGCACATCGTTGTCACGGTGGATGCCAGTCAGAAACAATACACACTTTTTACTGGCGTTGACACGCAAGATATCGTGCTCGTTGCCCCTACCACAACCGATCCTGCAACGCTTCTCGCTTGGCAAGGTCCAATCCTCCTTTTCAATATGGCACATCCTGGACTGGAATTTGCAGACATTGTATTACCATCTGCATTTCCGCAACTTCGATCTATTTGTGTCCACGGAACCGTTGGAAATACCGCTACGCTTCTTGCCTATCAGATGGGGTGCAAACAAATAATCGCTGTTGGAATGGACTTGTGCTACGGAAAGCGCAACGACGCCTGGCAGTATCGATGTCATGATTATTTCTGGCATGCCTCGGTATCTCCTGAGGGCGACCCTCAATATCGCTGGCTTCAGAAAGAATGTAAGGAGCTCTACGATAATGACCTGCGCGTGCGCGACGCATACGATGTCGAGCTGAAAGATAAAAAGTTCATGGTGGATGCCGAATTAGAACTGTATCGAAAGTCACTGTTCGAGCTCGTCGGGTCGTTCACCAATGTGCCGTTCACGAATTGTTCCATCGACGGGATCCTCGGTGCAGCTGGATTTTACACCCAGAAATTCGAAGACGCTTTAGCTGAGCACTGTAGCAGACAGCCGTATCCGGGAGAGTCAGTAGCTTTGCACCTCCCAAAAATCCTCCAAAGGAGAGACAAAAATGACTGAGCAACTTGAAGAAACAAAGGTGCAAGAATCAAAAGGACATCCGCGATTTACTGTGGGAGAATTGTTCCCATTTAAGGGTGTGTGGTTTGTCATAAAAGAGGTGACTAAGCAAGGCCTCGTTTTAGAAGCAAAAGCTTTTACAGCGAAGGGGGTTGTGCGATGAACATCCTTCACATAACCTCAACGGATCCGGCGGGTTCTGTTTTCAATTTCGTAAACGCGATGAACACTCACACTCCTCATCGTGCACGGCTGATCACTACGGTTCCAAACGCTTATGAGTTTCCTACGGACATCGGAACCATTTACGATGGAGGGGATGAAATTGACGCGCTCCTTCGAGAGGCGGACGTCATCCATCTCCATAAAGTCCATGAGGACTTTGAAATCCCTGTGCACATGGAGAAGCGTGGCGTCCTTCGGAAATTTGTTATCGCCGACGTCCTGAAAGCATTCCCGTCCAAAAAACTGGTGTGCCATATTCACGGTCATCCGTACGAGCGAAATAATGTAAAGGAAAACGCCGCGCACTACAAAAAACTAGGCGTGAAAGTCCTTTGCTCTACGCCTGACCTGGAGGCTATGTATCGTCCAGAGTATGACGGGGTTCAGTGGTTCCCAAACTGCGTTCCTGTGAACGACGTTCGTTATCTCCCTCGCGCAAGCGACCGCCCGATCATGATGGCGAATGGTGAAGAGCGGCTGTGCGTCGTGCATACTCCAACGCATGCACTGCTCAAAAACATTCAGGAGCTTCAGGCGGTAATGAAACGCATTGGAGCAGAGACGAAAAGCTTCTTGATGAATATTCAAGGAGTTCCACACGATCAGGCTTTGCGCCATAAGCGCAATGCACACGTCGTATTCGACCATATGCAGGGCTATTATGGGCTTTCAAGCTTAGAGGGGCTGAGCATGGGCAAGCCAACAATTGCCGGACTCACTCCCTATGCATACCAAGCCATTGAATCATTCTTTGGACTAGTCGCTCCAAGTTCACTGCCGTGGGTTCTTGCCACAGACGAAGCTAAACTAGAAGAGAAATTACGTAAGCACCTTACAGACGAGAATCTACGTCGTGAGGTTGGTACAAAGTCTCGCAAATTCATGGAGGAGGTCTGGAGTGATCGAGCTATCGGACAACGGCTGGCCGCATTCTACAGTTCCCTTTAGAACTGACCCTCCTCTCAACACTGTGGGGATTGTCATCCCCATGCGTGACGGGATGAAATTCTTTAAGCTGTGCCTTTACAGCGTTTTGAATTTCACGTTTCCACCTTACATGCTCACTGTGGTGGATAACCTTTCTGGACTAAGAACGAAAAGGCAGCTCCGGTCTTTATCCCAGAATCATCCTATCGAAATCCTTCGGTATGATGAGCCGTTTAATTTTTCGGCGCAAGTCAATCTAGGATTACGTCATGTGTTCAGCTTTCCGAATGTGAAGTACGGATTGATACTGAACGCAGACACTATTGTAGAGCCGGACTGGCTGACACATCTGTTGGTGATCATGAATTCCGACAAGTATGGAGCCGTTGGACCTCTCAGTAATGTCGCAATACCAGAGCAAGAAGGAAGACGAGAAAATATAGTAGAGCTCACACGCCGCCTGTCTGGGTTGTGTATGCTCATTAGACGTGAGGCGTTTGAAGAGGTGGGGGGCTTCGATGAGCAGTTTGTAGGTGGTGGATATGAAGATCAGGACTTTACGTTACGTCTTCTTAACACTGGATGGAAACTAGGAGTAGCTCGTAGAGTTTACATTCATCATTTTCACCGCGCATTTCGTACAGAGGAAAAGCACACCGAGGAAATGGAACTGAATCGGGTGCGATTTAATGAGAAGCATTTAGCTCTCAAAGGAGAATCAAAATGACCACACAAGCCGCGTTTGAAGATCGATCCATCGAGTATTCTATTGGAGGGAAGACGCTCATCATGTATCCTCTCCCTTTCGTGAGGCTCAAAGTTGCATTAAAACTAATTGAAGGGGTAGGGGCAAAACTCGTGCAAGCTGGTGTAAAAGATCCCGTAGACTTCGTGCGAGAAATCGTGCCGCTCCTTGCTGGAAAGTTCAACGAGCTGGCGCCGATTCTTTTTCCAGACCAAGGGGTCACAGATCAATGGATTGAGCAGAGCATCTCAATCCCTGTAGCAAAACAAATCTTGTACGATGCCGCTCGAATAAACGACGTGATTGATTTTTTAGTGCATCTCCGGGGGAAAATGGAGACCCCGGCTCCGCAGACGTCCCACACGGAGAAGGTTTAATTTATCACACCTTCGGTACAGCTTATGGCTGGACGGTGGAACAAGTTGATCAACGAACGTGGCCACAGATTAGAGAACTCCTGAGGATGATTGACATGTTGCCTCCTCCAGGAATACTTGAGGGTCGAAAGTTTTACTACAAGTATATTGCTAAAACAGAAACTGCCAACTTAAATGACCTTGGTGTACCGATTCGCCAAGGCAAAGTAAAACGGAGGAATGATGGCTCTTGATGTTGGCGAATTATTAGTATCAATCAAAGCTGATCTCACCCAGCTCACTTCTGGATTATCAGACGCTAATTCCAGACTTGACGGCTTCGGGGCTGGCGCGGTCGCGAAGGGTACACTAATTGCTGATTCTGTCAAAAAGTTTGGCAGTGAAATCCTTCGGTTTTCGTACGACTGCGTGAAAGCTTATGGAGAAAATGAACAAGCGGTGGCACGCCTTGAAACTGCACTTAAGAACCAAGGACTAGAGACTAAACTCATCTCAAAAGATCTTCAGGCTTATGCTGGTGAACTACAGAAGACGACACAGTATGCCGACGAGACGTCCATGGAGATGATGGCGCTTTTAACAACTTTTGGACTAACTGGCGACGAGATGAAGAAGACACTTAAGTCTTCCATGGACTTGTCAACCGGACTTGGCATAGACTTACGAGCAGCCACCATGATGCTTGGAAAAGCGGCCATGGGAGAGACCGGAACGCTTGCGCGTTACGGGATCGTCATAGGAGATAACGTACCTAAAGCACAGAGATTTGAAGAAGTTTTACGTCAAGTCAATGATCGTTTTGGTGGTGCGACTGCTGCTAATATGCAGACTGTCATCGGTAAAATCCAGTCCCTAACAAATAGGATGGACGACTTAAAAGAACAAGTTGGTAAGCGCCTCGTTCCTATTTTTGAATTTTGGATGCAACAGCTAGAAAAAAGTGTGTCTTTTGTTGAAAGATTAGCGGGAGCTGAACAAGAAGGATTAAAAGGCAGAGAACTTACCATTGACTCTCTTGAACGCCAGAAAGCGGCCATCATAGAAGGTCACCGCGCGATGGAACAACAATTGATGAAATCCATCGAATGGACAGAGCAAGAAAAACAAAGAATTACGTCGATAGACAAAGCCATTGATTCTGAAAAAAAATTAAGCGCAGCTGAAACAAAAAGTGCAAAGGATTCTATAGCTACTGGACGTAGTAGAGTTAAAGCTATCAAAGGATTTCTTGATGACGAAGCCGCTGATAAAGCAAAGGCTCTAGCTAAAGAGTCTGCCGCCACCGACACACAGACGGCTTCTATGATGGCGAAATATACTTCACGTAATCAAATGATGATTGCTTTACAAAAAACTTTTACAGCACAGCAAGCTTCAGTACTTAATAATTATCTTTCGATTTCTGAGCAGCAAGAGCTCTTAAGTCAGGTGAGAAAGCTTGAGGCGCAGGGTAAATATGAGGACGCAAAAGCATTAAAAGAAGCAGCCGTTCGAGATACGACACTGAAACAAGAAGAGGATATTGAAGCGTTTCGAGAATTACAAAACAAAAATAGAATACAGAATTTAGCTTCAACTTTAAGCTTTATTTCGACCCTTCAGACTGCGAACAACAAGCAACTTGCCGTAATCGGTAAGGCTGCAGCTGTCGCTACGGCTACGATGGACACCTATGCAGCGGCGACTGCTGCTTTAAAGATACCTCCACCTTGGGTCGGCATGGCGTTAGCAGGGACGGTGACTGTTGCGGGACTGGCTAATGTCTCGAAAATTGTTGGGGTAAAACTCGCCAAGGGTGGCGTTGTCATGCCTCAGGACGGCGGTGTACAGGCAACGATCGGTGAGGCAGGAAGTGCTGAGGCTGTCATTCCACTTGATGATCCGCGTGCCAAAAAAGCACTTGCTAAGGCCTCCGACGGAAGTAGTACTGGAGATCTCCATATTCACATCAGTGGACAATTCATTGAAGGCAGCCCGTCAAAAATGCAAGAACTCGTACGTAATACACTAATCCCAGAATTACGTAGGCACACAGACTATAATCCGAAAGGTCTATTTACACGGAGACGTGGGAGGAATAGTTAGATGAGCGAAAATCAGGCCATTTTTAACAACACCGCCATAAATTTGTCGTGGAATGCAGTCACAAATGCTGATCTGTATTCCATACAAATTAGTTTGTATGCTGATTTCAGCGAAATACTCGTACAACAAAATGATCTCGTTTCTCCGTCTCATTCATTTGCAGATGAAGGGTTGAATGCTGCCAAGCGTTATTGGAGATGGAAATATTCTACTGACTCTGGCAGTACGTGGTCGGCATGGAGTGAGGTTGGATCGTATTGGCTTGACACTGACTTAACGGTTGACTACACTCCACTTACTGGTGGATGGGCATTCGTGAGCTGTGCGGATGCGACAGATCAATATACACTGTCAGTTGCTCCGCGCCACCTAGTCGTTGAGCGTTCTATAAATAGAATAAAAGAGCGTAACAGAGCCGGGGACTTATTAAGTGAGTATCTTACCACCAAAGCCATAATATCTTTAGACTTTCCAGAAGATGGGTACATGGGACATGAACAGTTTAGAGAAATTATTAGGTTTAATACGGAAGTAAAAACTTTTTTGTTAGTGTCAAATACCGATAATGGTACAGATCACGTGACACGCGTCTGGAAAGTACAATTCACAGACGATCCAGAAATCGGGATGTTTACTGCAGGACGAGAAGATTTGCTAACCGGGACACTAGAACTTGAGGAGGTTTAAGATGTTAAATCATATAGTGAAATTTGTAGCTGCTCTGTCTATTTGGTACACACCTTTGTGTGCAGCAAATTTTCCGTCTTCAGTATCAACTGACGCTAATTTATATGTGGCAGTGAATAACTGTTATACATCTTTATCTGCTTCTATATCAGCATCTGCCACGACACTGAATGTCTTAACCACTGCAAATTTTCCGGCGGTTGGTTTTGTAGTTATTGATAACGAAATTATCAAATATGCAGCAAAAACTGCGACATCATTTACTGGATGTACACGTGCTTCGGACGGAACGACAGCAGCCATACACCTAGCTGGAAAAGTTGTTTATCTGTCTATCGTGGCGTCACATCATAATGTGTTGAAAGACGAAGTTATTGCTATCGAGGGTTATTTAAAGAATGGCCCTGTTTCTCTCGTAGGGAGCATTTCTTCTTCGACTGTGTCTACAAATATCCTCGGGGGTTCTGCTGGTCAAATTCCTTATCAGACCGGAACAAATGCAACGGGATTTATTTCTACTGGAACAAGCGGACAAGTTTTAATCACAAGCGGAACAACTCCTGTGTGGAAAACCCTGTCGAGCATTGATGTAACAATGCCTCCATACAACGCTTATGGTGACGGCTCTCATGACGACACATCGGCAATCCAGGCGGCTGTCACTGCGGCGGGAATGGGCGGTGTCATTAAGATGCCACGTGGAACGTATCGTCTAACCTCAACTATTACGATGCTCTACAACCAGAAATTAATTGGTGACGGCCCGGAGTCAACTGTCATTACACGGACTGGTCTTTATGGAGATACAATAAAGTTTGGGACTTCAAACGTCGGTTATAACTCCGCCGGGAGTTGTGTCGTCCAAGGTATTTGGTTCCAGCATGGGACACAGTATTCTTCTGGTGACACCTCATTAAATTATCAAGTGACGGATTCAACGTCTGCTCATGTCCGCATCACGGCTGGACAAACGGTTGAAGTGACGAATTGCCGATTTTGGAGGATGCCTTATGGGCTTATTTTGGACAGCACAACACTTGCGAAGGTAAGTCGCTGTTGGTTTCAGGGTGTTTGGGATCACGACTATGCCGCCGTTCAAGAGGGGATTGCCAGTTGCCTTGTAACAAAGACCTACAGCAATTGCGTTACTCTTGTTTTTGAAAAGAATAACTTTTTTGGTGCAACATCTACCGCGCGAACTGTGACCTGGGGAACGACTACCCTGTCGCAAATAGAGAATGTTGGGTCTCGCTATGGTCTATTACTTGCAGGGTGTGAAGACCTTGTTGCTGAAGGAAATTATTTTAGCGGCCATGAAATTTCAAGCGTTAAAGTAAACATGGGCACTGGCGTTTGGGGTCTTGAATATCGATTCAGCGGGAATTTCTTCGATGGGGTTGGATATGCCGACCTCTTAAGCGCCGCAGTGGATTTCGGGACTACCGATGCCGACGTTTATGTGCGAAACGTGTCATTTATCGGGAATCAATTCAACGGGCAAGGGAACTCTTTTAGAGCGTTGGCCGTGTCTAACGTGATGGACTACACAAAGCCGATCATTAGGTCATTGACTATGACCGGGAACACGTTCAACACATACGTCGGGACGCCTTTGTTTTTGTATAGCGTTGGACAAGCGTCTATATCAGGGAACGTCATCGATGACTGGAATGCACAAAACGGTTCTACTTCCGATCTCGGATGGACTTCTGCTGCCTACATCAATTATTCAAGTGATGTTTTATTTATGGGAAATTCATTAGGCGGTGTCGGGGCTCACACACTCTATGGGATTACAATCGGTACAAATACAACGAACGTCTATCAGTGCGGAAACTCCCAGGCAGCTGGAGTTGTAAACAAATCAACGCAATCCATAGGTGCCTACACTGCTCTCACTGGTAGCAAGGCTCTTGTGTCGTCTGTGACCGGAGCTATATCTGAATCGGCCGTTTCGACGACAACCCTTTCCTATGTTGATGCGACATCTTCTATCCAGACTCAGCTCAATGGAAAATTGGCGACTCCGGCAGCTTGGACAGCTAACAGCCCAACGATCACCTCAGGGACAGGGTCTTTAACAACTGTTAGCGCAGCAGGGCGATATATTCAGATTGGAAAAATTGTGCATTTCTCCTGCGTCATAACTCTCACTAATAATGGGACAGGTGGTGCATATCTAATTTTACCTCTCCCTGTTACCGCTGCTGGGACTGGATATGTTGGGCATGGATCTGACACATCCGTCGATAAAACTTTGAATGTTAAATTTGCAAACTCATCAACAACGGTGATACTCCTCTACGACGGGACATATCCAGGCGTCACGGGACATTCTTATACTGTGTCGATTACGTATGAAGCCTCTTAAATTTATACATGATAGTCACATATGTCAATGTGAAGGAGTAACTAAAAAATGACAGTCTACGGAACCCCTAGATATGGACCACATTTGTATGGGACGGGTGGAAATTCAGACGTCTTTGGGGACATTACATATGAATTATCCAGAAAACTCGACTCATGCCCTGTATTAAAAATAGAGCATGTGTCATTGGACGGAACCGTTACAGACATAACCAAGTACTATGACACTGGTGGCAGTATAACGCGCGAAAAAGAAAGAGCTCCAGACGAGATTCAAGCTGGAGATTTCGACCTAACGTTATTTAATCATGACGATAAGTTTTCAGAATTCAAACCAGCCTCTATGTTCTATGGTACACAATATCATCTTTCACAAATAAAAATAAGCGTTGCGTTTAAGTCTCCTTCCGGGATGACAGAGTATTATCCGATTTGCACTGGATACATTGACGAGCTTAACGCTCATAAAGACGAATCAAAAGTGACTCTACGATGTAGAGACATCATGCACAAAGTGATCGACGAGAAATTACATCTTCGTAGAACAGAAGAAACTCCAGTAGCAGATGGAGATAATACTGGAGACGGTACGTGTTCTACTATTGAGACTCTGCCATTCTCCGTAAAAACAGAAACGTGGACACTGACATGCACAACACCCGGTGCAGATTCTGTTGCAGTGTTTTCAGTTGTAGGTAGTGTGTCTGGTGTCGTTGGTAGCGCAACAAGTGGGGTCGAATACAAGAATACCTCGTGCGGCCTAAAGTTCATGATTAGTGCTGGAGACACACCGTGGGATTCCGGAGATGCATTTACATTTCAGTCATTTCAACGACCAGAGTGGACACAGCAAAATCCAGCCAGCATTATATGGTCAGTTCTAACAGGTCATAATTTAGACACTGGTGCGACTGAAGAATGGGCGGACAGCGTACTGTCCCTAGACGCTACAAGGGATAACTCAAATACGGAGATCGACTACAATGCTTTTGTCACGGCTGCTTCAGAACTAACGGAATTCTCACTAACAGGATACGTAGACTACGACGAAAGTGCGCAAGAATTTATTCAAGGACTTTTGTTATTATTCCTCGGATCCATTTACACGGACGGGAATGGCCGTATATCAATTAAAACGTGGACACCTAAACAGTCTGCAGTGATCAGGACATTTGCAGACACAGCAAAAATTTCAGAGCTTGAATATACGCGTTCTGTAAACGAAATAATTAATTACGTAAGAATAGCATATAAAAAGTCGAAAACCTGGCAATTTTCAGGGGAAGACGTCTCCTATGACGGCTGGCATACTTCCAAAGATACAACTTCTATAGCTAAATATGGGAAGTTGTCAGAGGAATACACTACAAGATGGTTTATGTCTGGAGGGATACACGCCCAATTATTCACTGCCAGACTACTTGCTCGCTATAATGTCCCACCACTTGTCGTAAAATTTACAACTGGTGCAGACGGATTACTGAGCGAACTGGGTGACCGGATATACATAACAGACGATAAATACGGGTTCACTTCTCTAGCAGCCGAAATATCAATGCTGTCAAAAGATATTTCTTCGCGTCCATTGCACATATCAATTTCTGCAAGGCAAGACAATGGTCTTGGTATCTTGTATGGATACCTTGGGAGCTTGGTGGACGAAGGGGACGGTGCAAGTCCACAAGCTCTTCTTTTTACTAATGCATCTGACTCAGATAAGTTATTTTGTTATCTTGATAATGGATACGAGGTGTACTAGTTATGGCCGATTACACAGATTTATCTACCAGATTTACTTACAAAAGACTCCTTCAGTCGCTCGACCTCAACGGTCTTGTCCAAAATGATATTTTTCTGAAAGATAATGGATGGGCCGAAGGAACTGCGTTTCTATTCTATCAAGTCGTTGCACCTACAGGATGGACAAGAGCGGCGGGTTCCGCTATAGACGGCTCATTAGCTCGTGTAGTTAGTGCCGATTCTTTATCGTCTGGAGGCTCACATGACGTGAAATCCTCTATAACACTTGCACATGTACATGACATAATAGAAGAAGCAGCACACACGCACTCGGCTACGCACACTCAAGGAAGTGTACTGTCTTCTGTCTCAAATTATAAGCGATATGGGCAGTATGGATTCTCTGTCCAAAGTGGAACTTTACAATATCAAAGTGGAGGCGGAGGTAGTGTCAGTCCACAATTCAACGAAACCGCAAGTAATAGTGGACTACAGACACAAGCTGCAGGAGCTCACGACCATGGAGGAGAAACCGGAGGAGAACTTACTGACATCTCACTGAGCTATTCCAACATGCTTGTTTGTATAAAGGATGCGGCCACCTCCTCATTTACAGATAATACAACCGCTTTTTATTTTTTATCCGAACTAAAAACATCGGACTTTTTATCGCTCGCAAACAACGACGAGTATTTACATGATCAACTTACTCCAGAAAATTCCATTTGTTTATTCTCAAGTATCATCTCCCCTACTGGATGGGTGAAACAAACTACCATTGACGATAGTTGTGTCCGTCTAGTCACCGGGGATACTGACTCTGGAGGATCGTCTGGAGGATCATCTGGCTTATCCGAAGGAATAACGCTAGCACATACACACTCGATGATTTCTGAGGAGGCTCATCTCCACGAGCTTGCGAATCACGTGATGACCGCAAACACGGGCCCTAGCACATTACAAGCGAGCGGAGGGTGGGGACTTATTCCAGATGGTGGTACTGGACTGTTACAGCTCGGATATTATAATCCTGCCGGAGGGACTCGTGACTGTGTAAAGTCTACTACTAAAAGTGATGGTGTCTCAAACGTATCTACAGAGAGTGAACATACACATGAAGTTCAAGCTATGCTGACGGACATTTCGCTTGCTTATGTGGACACTATATTAGCTTCAAAAACATACACAGAAGAAACATATCAAGATGCAACTGGATTCTTTTCAGCTGCTAACGGATTACTTCCGTGGCAACACCTAGCTGCACTTGCAAACAACGACAAGTTTGTGCACTATCATACTATTCCTACAGGGGCTACTTCTTTTTTCTATCAACCACTTGCGCCCTATACCTGGACGAAAAAAGTGATTACTGGTCTTGCCATTCGAATAGTTTCTGGTTCGTCAGGAGGCTCATCCAGTGCTGGGAGTGATATTGCCAGTAGCATAACCCTTGCACACAACCATACATTGTCGAGTGTCACACATATACACACAATAGCAGAACATGAGCACGAAATGGATACGGTGGGTGTCTCTCAGTCTGGGCTTTCTGGTGAGTATCTGTCTGTATTAAATTCAAAACATTATGACGCTAGATATGTGGTTGGTAGTGAAACCAATTTACTACTGACAAATAAATATAAGAGTATGGTGTCTGGGGCAACTACGGGAAATAATTCTCACGCACATGGAGGACAAACATCAGAGGAATTAGCAGATATCCAATTAAAATACGCAGACATAATTTGCTGTGTAAAAAATTAGAGCCCATAGGAGGGTCTATAAAATGAGCGTCCCACTACACGACCATAAACAAAAGTCAAAAATAGTTTTTTGTCCATTAATGAAAGAAGTTTGTCACGACGGATGGACAAAGAGTATGGGAGCAGCTGACGAGTCTTCTGGTGTTCGTCCTGTGTGTGTGAGATGGCGCGGGGTATTCGTTAATGACCCTCGCGCGACGCCCGCACTCCAGGAAGTCTTCGACTGCGTTGATGCTTGGCAAACAGATCTTCTTCAGCAAGTAGCCCAAGAAATATATCAAGGAGCCGCCGCAACAGAACAGGTTCGTAATCATGTAGCCGGACAGGCGCATACTTTTAAAGCCATGGGACTAGCGTTCCAGGGAATGGCCAGGAAGTCAGGCGTCACCTTGCAGGATATTCAGGAAATTGAAAAAGAACAACAGGCGCTTTTAGAAGTACGAAACAACACCGAGGGGGGAAAGAAACAATGACGAACGAGACGGGACGAAGAAAGCTATTAAATCCAGAACGCATCATTGCATGGATTACTACGTGTGGATTAATAGGTGCCGCACTTTTGAATCTTCAAAAAGTGAAAGCTGCACCTGCAAAGCTAGATAACCTAGAGTCTCGTATTGGATCTTTCGAGAAAGAAACAGTTGATCGTTTTGTCTCTAACGAGAAATATGTAGCAATTCACTGTGCACAACAAGCACAAAAAGAAGTAGACATTGACAAACAACTCGATAAAATTGACAAAAAACTTGATCGCCTGATTGAGAGGAGATAGCCATGAAGAAAACACACATCGTCATTCACCACGCTCTTATGGCAGATGGTAAACTTGCCGACTGGCCTGGAATACGCAAGTTTCAAATGTCGTGGCGGCGCGGCGATAATGTGATTTCTCCAGAAGAAGGACAGAAAGCGCAGCTGGCTGGAGAAGCCGTTACTCCTCCTTGGCGTGAAATTGCATATCACTACGGTGTCGAGCTGATAGGAAACTCTTACGAGATTCTCCTTGGCCGATGGCTCGATGAGGATGGTGCACACTGTAAAGAACTGAAAATGAATCAAGTCGGGATTGGCATTTGTATTGTTGGGAATTTCGACGCCGAGATCCCATCTTCTGGAATATGGAATAAGGCTGTCGCGTTGGTAAAGCATTTAGTAGTGGAGCAAGACATCCCTGTAGAAAACATCCTGGGCCACGGAGAAGTTCAAAAACTGGCTGGACTTTCTTTCCAGAAATCGTGTCCAGGGAAGTTGTTTAGTATGGACAAATTCCGCACAGACGTGCGTGCAAGTTTCTAAGGAGGATTTATGAAAGAGTGCACACGAGAAGAGTTTGAAGGTGTATTGCAATGGGGTGATCAAGGACTTGTCCGTGGGAAAAGTCTTTCGATGTCCCTCCAGGATATCCAACGGAAGGCCGATGATGTGGACGAGAAAGCGTCTCATGGGATTATTTCAAAAGGCGGGAGTGTTATTTCAGAAGCCGATGGAAAGATGGTGACGGCGAAGAATCCGTTGAGCCGATACTATTCTGATCATCACAAAATGTGGTTCTTTCGAGCGGCGAATGGTTTTTCTGACGTCCAACGTGCTGCCGGGGAGGGCTATTTGTCTGGGGTTGAAGAACAAGCACGTTACGGGGTTGGAGGGATTTGGCAGTTTTGCAAGGAGATTTTTTTCGAGAAGATTCTTCGCAAAAAGTACACGCCGAAGGACAAACCGGGTATTTTTTGTACTGAGCACTGCTCTCGATTTGCCCTAGCATGCAAACTTCCGTGGCTCTCCGTTCCGCCGGAACAGGTGACCCCTTCTCTCCTTTTAGAATGGATGCTGGAGGAGGGTGTCCCTCAGAAGAAATGGGTTCTCGTCGCTTCCTACGATTGCGGGAAATACTTCGTATATTAGCCCAATTGACCGCTAAATCATGCGTTCTAGCGCCCCGCTCCGTCGGAAGAATGGTTGTAAATTCCGGCTGGAGCGGGGCTTTTAAGTACTTAAATTAGCTTAAATAAAAAAAATATTAGGTTAAGCGAATATATAGCCCCAAACTCCCCCTATAGTGGGAATTTACAACCAATCCTACGACGGAAACAACCCAATTAAACGCTGATTTAGGGCTCTATATTCGTTATTCAGTGAAAGTTTTTTTATTTTTTGCTAATTAAAAAATTCCTCGACGGTAGATTGAACCTCCGTAAAATAGGTTCTTTGAAAACGCATGTAAATCAAGCCTTTTCACGTGCAAAATTTTTTTGCTTTTTTCAAAAAGAAGAGCCATACTAAGAGTGTAGGACGGGAGGTCGCAAGGCCCCCACGAAACACCGGAGGTGCGAAAATGAAAAATCTCAAAGACATCAAAGTGACCATGTCCTCTTGTGCCTACTGTGGAGGGTCCTGCTCTGCACACGCCGATGAAAATTCGCATGGCATTTGTTTGGACTGCCTGGTTAAAATTTCCCCAGACTGTCCTGCCGCCAAACTCCACGTGAAGGCCATGAAGCGCGGATTGAAACGCATGGTTGATGCAGGACTTGATAGTCTGGTGCAGTCAGTAAACTACACCCAACAAGTGAACGAGAAATAATGTCAGTGGTTAATAAAAAACCGGAGGTGCGAAAATGAGGAAAAAACATACATATACTTTTTCACATTGGGAATTTTCATGGTCGGCTGGAATGAAGGTGAGAAAATACGTTCGCGACGATGGGGTGATAGTGACACTTTCAAGGAAGCGTGTGGAAGAGCTTGAAAATGAAGGACGAATCAAGTGAAACTCCCAACGACAGCCGCACGATTTAAGATCGCGGGAATGCGCGGGACCTTCAGCGTGTCAAAACACACAATGAAAATGATTTCAGGAGAAGAAAAATACGAGGGCTACTGGGATCGCGGAAACAAACAAAAGCCAGTTTTTGCCTACGGATTCACCAGAGAAGAAGCTTTGACTCGCGTGCTAGAGACTCCCGTATTAGCTGTGAAAGAAAACAATCTTCCCGAAGCTCGCACCTCCGGGAGAACTACGAGAATGCCGCCCTCCACTCCCTCCCCAGGGAGTAGGCGGCTTCCGTAGGTGGGATCATAATTCGCCCCCTCCACGTGGGGATCCTGGGAAGTTTGCAGAGCGCGAATAAAAAACTTGGAGGTACAAAAGTGAAACAGTTTTTCTTGCTACTGCTTTTGTTAGTCCTCCAAGGATGTACTTGGATGAATGAAAATATAAAGTATTGGCCGATGCCTTGTCGGTCATGCGAATGCTCGGAGGTGCGTGAATGTCGAAAAAATTAACAGAACTTCAATTGAAAAAGACAAGAGATGTAATGTCTACGATATTTGGACAAGCTGTATATTTCATAACGGACGAAGCTGTCCAAGCATTCCATGACAATATACAGTCACAAGCAGACAAAGAAGCCAAAAACTCGGAGGTGCGAAAATAATGAACACGTTTATACTTGAGAAACGACAGCTGATGATTCCTCTAAAAAAAGAATTAAAACACGGAATAGTCCTCCAGGTATATGTTTACCCTTCTGGAGTAATCTATCCTATGTTTTCACCCTCCCCCGAAGAAAAAGAAGCTTATCTCAGCGAAATCCCAGAAGTGCAAGACGGACAGCTCACAACAATTCGAAAGCTCCAGTCTCGTGGCTGGAAATTATTACCCACTAAAAACTGGCAAGAATGCTAGGATTTTAAAATGGCCCTGACGATTAAACGAGACAAACCAAAGGAGCCATTATTTATTTCTACTCCAGAAACTCGTACAAGGCTTTTGTGTGGGCATGCTGAGAGCTCTTTAACAAAAGAAGGTGTATGCTGGAAGTGCGATGCAAGAAGGCTACGTAGACTTTGGTATCCTACGAGCTATGAAATTAATCAAAAGGAGAATACAATGGCGTTAACGATGAAGAAACCTGGTGTGGTTGCTGAGAAAAAAGAAGTGGCTACTCCGGCGAAGAAAGCGGCGGTGACGGAAGTGAAAAAAGTTACCAAGGTTGCTACTCCTAAAGTTCAGGGAAAAACGTTACACCTGAACGTGTCCGGAACGTGGGCTCATTTGTTCAAGTCCGCTGCGTCCAAGAAAATGACGGACGCCCAAATCACGGAATTCATGATGAAAGAATTCCCGGAGCGCAAGTCCGAAACGTTCAAGGCCGTCGGCCACTGGCGTCGCATCTACAACCAGGGGAAGATGACGGAGGGTAAAGTGCCCTCGCCTTTGAGCGTGGCTTATGAACCTACGGCTCCTAAAGCGGCGGCGAAAAAGTAAATGTTCTCGGCTCTCTACAGAGAGGCTGATAAATTAATCTTAGAGAAGGCGTCAGCCTCTCTGTAGAACTGAGGAATAAAAATGAGAGAGTGTTTACCTCATCAATTAAAGGCTCTTGAATATTGCCGAAATGCTCCTGGTGGAAACGTTGCACTTTTTATGGAGATGCGTCTTGGCAAAACCAAGGTGATCATTGAGTGGCTACGGAACGTTAAAGGCAAGATCCTGGTGATTGCCCCGCTCTCCGTAGTTCGCTCCTGGGCCGAAGAGCTGGAGAAGGAGGGGGAAACGCGCCCCGAACTACTTTTAGGGGCTACAAAGGCAAAATTGGAGGCCTTAACCGTTGGTTTAGCGGCTCGTAGGAAGTGGTATTTGACTAATATTGAGGGGCTTAGCCATTTTGAGAAGGTTCTTTCGGACTATCGGTGGGAAGCCATAATCGTTGACGAGTCTACAAAAATAAAAAATCCAAAAGCACAAGTGACAAAGCTCTTGATAAGTCACAGGGGAAATGCGAATCGAAGAGCCATCCTTTCTGGTAATCCTAACCCAGAGGGGCCGCTTGACTTATGTGAGCAGTTTCGATTTCTGTACGGAAGTTTCATGGGGCTGGACTCCTATTGGAAATTTAGGAACGTCGCCTTTTTCCCAGTAGGTCGCGGCTACGAATGGATTCTAAAAGCACCCTTCAGGCAGAGGATCAGAGATTACATCCAGAAATATGCGTTTGTTTTGAAGCGTTCCGAAGTTGGGCTTGCCAATCAAAAATTCTATGAGACGAGAACTGTGGAAATGGAGCCTGAGCAAAAAAGACTCATGGAACGTCTCGAGAATGAATTCGCACTGGAGCTTCCTTCTGGAGAAGAAAAACTGACGAGTTGGGTTCCTGTGAAACTAGCGTGGATGGCGCGACTGGCTGGAGGATATCTAGATGGAAAAAAATGGTTTGATAGAAAAGTTGGTGAGCTTGAAGATATTCTTACGACGGAGTTATGCGGCGAATCTGTCGTTGTATGGTTCCGTTTTAATGCAGAAATTAGACGCGTCGCGGAACGTCTACGAAAAAACAAGGCATTTACTGGAGCTAGGAAAATTGGTATCATTGACGGAACAGTGGACGAAACAAGCAGAGCCTCGATTAGAAGAGCTTTTCAGAACGGAGAATTACAAACACTCCTCTGTCAGTCAAAAGTTGGAATGTTTGGGCTGGATCTTTCTCGTGCTAGCACGGCGATCTACTTCTCAAATAACTACTCATCCGAAATAAGAACACAGTCAGAAGACCGGATCGAGCATCCCCTCAAAAAAGAACCGCTCCTAATTATTGACATGGTAACTTCTGAAACAGTAGACGAGGACGTTGTAAAGGCTCTTCGGAGAAAAGGAAAAGAAAGTGAGAAATATCTCATGAAAGAACTGACCGAAAAAATCAGAGAGCGCACATTATGTCGAGCCTGAGACCTCCAATGCTGTCTATCGATCCTGGCACACAGTCGATGGGCTGGGCATTTTGGGATACTGGATCCAGGGATCTTGCATGTCGTCCCCCTGATGCAACGGGGCTAATCATCCCTTGGAGAGATCCACATAACACGGACTGGTGGGACAGGGCAGTGGAACAGGCTAATGGGCTGCTGTATAAAATTCCAATCCCTGCAAAACGCCTCGATGTCTACTGCGAGATGCCCGTGTTTTTTGCAGGGACAGTTGGCGGTATGGCAGCGGCGGGAACAGGTTCTCTCCAGAAATTATGCTTTCAGGTTGGGTGTGTTGCACAGGCTGTTCGTGGTTTGTCTTGTTTTCGTCATTTTTATCCTGTTCTTGTAAATGAATGGAAGGGTCAACTTCCAAAAGAAGTTGTCATTCAAAGGATTAAAAAATTGCTCGGTGAAAAAGCGTGCAAGGATTACAGAAAAGATATGTGGGATGCTGTAGGAATTGGCCTATGGGCCAGGGGGGTTTTCAAGTGATTATAAAAAAGAAGAAACATGTACTAGCGGAAACTTCGTTTAATCCGTTAAAAGAAGGAATTACACAGTCGATGCTTTGTTCATATTTGAAATGTAGACGAGCTGCTAGTCTTGGACTACAAGGGTGGACACCTCTTAAAACGGCCAGCGTTCTGCAATTTGGAGAAATGGCCCATGGTGTTCTCGAAAATATCTATAAAGAGGGGCGGAAGAAGGCTCCCTCGGAAGAAGAGGTTCTGGAATTTATCAAAGAACAGGTAGAGGCGTGGGAGACATCTCCTCGTGGTCAGCGTGCCGGGGCCGAAGACCTTGAGCAACTCGAATTGAACACCGCGTTCCTGGAGGCCGTTCTTCCCTCTTACTTTAAATTCTGGGCGAAGGAGGACTTCGGACAGCTCCAGTGGGTTGGGCTGGAAAAAGAATTCGACATCGAATTCGCGGGATTCCGTCTCCGAGGGAAGATGGATGGAATTTATCGTAAGGGCGGTCTTTGGGTTTTCGAGACAAAAACCAAAGGACGAATTGACGAGCAGAATATCTCGGAGCTTTTGTCTTTTGATTTTCAGTCCGACTTCTATTCTCTGGCGACTGAAAAATTATATAAAGAGCCGCCCGTCGGAATTCGTTACAATATCATTCGTCGTCCAGGACAAAAACTCGGAAAGAAAGAAACAGTGGTGGCTTTTAAAGAGCGTGTTCGTAAGGAAGTCTTAGCGGACCCGAAACATTATTTTATTCGCTACCGCGTAGACAAGTCGAAAGAAGACATGGAGGTCTTCAAACGAGAGTTGACACAAATTCTAAAAGAGTATAAAGAATGGCAACAAGGGAAAATTGCAGACTTCAAAAACCCAACTTCATGTGTAGATAAATACGGAACATGTCGATTCCTTCGCATTTGTTCATCTAAAAATTACGCGGGATTCTACAAACGAGAGCACATGTTCGCCGAGCTTTCGAATAAAAAGAAAGGAGAATAGCTATGAAAATTGGAGGGTCTTCTGAGAAACGAACAACCTTAGCTTTTCCGGCTAAGAAATCTGCACCCCGTCAAGACCTCGGAGAATTCAGCATCTTGATATTCGGGAGAGAGAAGATTGGAAAAACGAGCTTCGCCGCAGAATTCGACGACGCGTTATTCCTGATGTGTGAACCAGGAGGACGGGATCTTGAAATCTTCCAGAAGGAAGTTATGGACTGGAAAGAGTTTAAAGGGTTTGTAGAGCTCCTGGAGAACGACCGTGAACGCTTCAAAACCGTCGTCGTGGATACGGCGGACAGATGCTTCAAGATGTGCGAAGAATATATGCTCAAGAAAATGGTGATTCAGCACGCTTCCGACGAAGACTTTGGGAAGGGTTGGTCGATGATTAGTGATGAATTCGCGTCAGTGATTCTTCGGCTGTTGAAAGTTGGGCGCGGCGTTATTTTCACGAGCCATGCGGCGGAAAAAGAAATCAAGGCGCGGGACGGAAGAAAATACGACCGAGTCGTTCCGACGATGTCGAAACAAGCGCGTCAAATTCTCGAGCCAATCGTGGACATTTGGGGGTACATGGAGTATGACCCTCAGGAAGGCCGCTCTCTTCGGCTTAGAGGGGATTCTCAAGTTTCCTGTGGGCATCGTCTCCAGAATCATTTCATCGGGATTGAATCTATCCCTATGGGTAAAACAGCAAAAGTGGCGTACAATAATTTCGTGAGAGCCTTTAACAATGACCTCACGGAAGCTACAGCAGCGGTAGAACCTTCCTCTTCTACGGGGAAGAAACCAGCGTTGGTTCTAAGGAGGAAGTGATATGGCAAAAGAGCAATTCAAGTTGTCCAAGTCGCAGTTGTCAAAGGCGTGGAAAGACGCGCACAGCACCAAGGATGAGTTCCAAGGAGGTCAGGGATCTGTGTTCGAAGACGGACGCTACAAGGTCGCGTTGACAGATGCGGATCGCGGAGAGAGCAAAGCTTCAGGACGGGATCAGGTGATGTTCGAATTCACTTTCCTGGACGGAGACTATGAGGGAAAAACGAAACGAGACTACAATGGTCTTGATCGTGTGGAGAGCGTTCCGTTCTTGATCTCCAAGATCGAGTCCATGGGCGGAGAAGCTCCCGAGGACATCACTGACCTCGAAGGATGCCTCAAGTCATTGGTCAAAAAACGCCCGATTCTTCGAATCGTGTTGAAGACCAAAAATGACTACCAGAACGTGTACATCGATCGTGTGCTGAAAGGTGAGGGCGACGAAGAAACTCCTGAGGTTCCTGCGGACGTGGAGGAAGCTCCTTCGAGCTCTCGTAGCAAGGTGTCAAAAGAGGCTCCTGCGGAAGAGCCGACACCGAGTGACGAAGACGTTAGCATTGAAGTCGGGATGCTCGTCCGTTGCATGGAAGAGGGAGAAGAAGTTTGTCGTGGAGAAATCACCGCAATCGACGAGGAGAATGCGGAAGTGACCGTGAAAAATGAGAAGACTGGTAAAAAACAGATCTTCCCTGCAGCGGATCTTCTCCTCATCGAAAAAGAAGAGCTGAAACCCGCGAAAAAAGCGTGATGGTTCGTCGCAAGTAATTCACTCGGTGGGATGCGCATACCAGAAAACGCATAAGGAAGTGTCTATGAAATTTAAAAAAACACTTACAGAAAAAGATATAGTAGCAATCCCTTACGGGGCTTTACCGTGCAGCCTTGTAACGTTTACGATTAAAGGAAAAGAGTCTAATGTGTCATATTTTGTAGAAATGGTACGAGATGACTGTCCTCCTCAGTGTAGTGGATATGACTGCCACAATATGCACGCCGAATCACTAGCACTAGACGTCGTTAGAGAAAGAATTAAGACTATACATAAACTAACTGACGAAGACATATTACTGATACAGCAAAAATTAGAAGACATTCTCAGAGTGGGCGACTGCGGATGGTGTGTATAGTCTATATATTCTACGGAAATAAATGGAGGAATCGTGAATACTATTCAAACAGAAATGACATCACTTCTTCACCCAGTTTATAAATCTATTTATTTGGCAGGGCCGTTTTTCGACGATCAGCAATTAGAGACCGTAGAACGCGTAGAACAAATTTGTGAAGCTGTCAAAGTGAAATGCAATTCTCCTCGTAAATTCTTGGTACTAAAGCCAAAGGCTTGTTGGGAAGAACGTCGTTTGGTGTTTCGCGACAACCTTTTAAAATTACAATCCAGTGAAATAGTACTGGCGTGTCTCGACGGAATGGATGCCGGGACTCTCTGGGAGATGGGGTATGCTTATGCTATTGGACGTCCCGTTGTTGCGTTCTCGGCCAACGAGATGCACAAGGTGAACGTGATGCTGGCCCAGGGATGTCGGGGGTTCTTATACGGCTTGCAAGCCGTCGAAGAGTTTCTTTTAGGGGTTCCGGGAGACGGAATTGTGTCTCCTGGATGGGACTATGACTGGGAGTTAGCAGAAGAATGGAAGGCGGAAATTCAATGATTGAACATTTGGAACTAAAAAATCTTGTATGCGGAGTGGGGAATCAACTTCGCTATGTTGATAGATTTTCGACTTGCCGTCGGAATCGTAATGAAAATGTTGCAGAGCACCAGTATTTTACAGCATTTTTTACACTGGTTATCTGCCAACACCTAAAAGATGTCGTCATTAATTCGGGAGAAGCTGTAACCCGCGCCCTCCTCCATGATGTCGAAGAGCATTACACCGGAGATATCGTACGCCCGGTAAAGCATGGATCCAGGTCTTTAAAAAATGCGATGGAAAAAGCAGGGAAGCAATTCACCCATAAATTCTTCTCCTCACTGACGACGTCTGTCCCTGTTCAAGACTGGATGACGAGGCAGTGGGAGCTGGCAAAGGACACAAGCAGGGAGGGCCGCGTCGTTCGATTCGCCGACTACTTGTCGGTGCTGGCTTATCTTCACCAGGAAGTCGCCTCTGGAAATAAACTGGTCATGGAAAACGTGAGCCAGCTAGAGATATATGCCAAGACGTTCGACGACCCGTCGTTTCAATTCATAAGGCCCCTGGTAGTCTTATCTGTCAAAATAATCCAGGAGATTTATCGTGACGCGCGATCTCAAGGTTAGAAAAGAGAGATCGCGTCGCTATGGAGATCACACTGAGGGATGCACCAACCTGGGGATGATTTGGACAGGGATTCTGCAGCTTTACTACGGGATCAAGCTGGACCATCCAATCCCAGCAAATATAGTAGAGCTCATGATGTCGGGCAGTAAGCTTGGAAGAGCCGCGCTCGATCCCTCAGGAAAAGATCACTACACTGATGGAAGAGTGTATCTTTCGTTAGCTGAGGAGTCTGCGGAACGAACAATTAAGGGTGGCGTGAAGCTCAAAAAAGAAGTAGCCTAAATTCAAATACAAGGAGATGTAAAAATGACACATGAAAATGGTAGTCCGAAAGTAACCCTCCTCAGCTGGACTCAGTCCCCGGTAGAAACGATCTACAGGATTTGGGAGTCGAGCCGAGGGCAAAGATCCTTGAACGAGATCGACAAGGACATTTATCTTGGAAACCCTCGTGTCTATGAAATCTTCAAACAGGTGATCGATTCGAAGCTTCCTGTTTCTGAGAATTTGAGCTTTGTGTTCCTCCTGGAAAATGTGTCGATCAGTTTCCGGGAGCAAATGGTTCGCCACCGCATCGGTGTGAAGGCAGGGCCGCTTTTAGGAATTGACATGATTCCTGACCTGGCGGACAGCACCTGGTGGTCACAGACCATGCGCGTTTTGGACATGGGAGCCTTTGCCGACGAGAAGCGCTATCGCGTCCCGGACGGACTTACTCCAGAGCAAGAGGATGAATTCCACGTGGCGATGAAAGTGTCTCAAGATGCCTACAATCGTCTGGTGAAAGCAGGGATTCCGAATCAAGAAGCCCGTGAAGTCATTCCCCTAGGGGCCACCCATCGGATTACGTGGAGCTTGAATTTGTCAGCTCTCCAGCATATCGTTGGTAAGAGGGGCTGTCAAATTGCACAGCTTGGATTGTGGCGTCCCGTGATTGAGGGGATGGTAGACGAAATGTCCTCCAAAGTCCATGAGTATTTCAGGACGCTTATTTCCCCTCCTTGCATGAAGGGGGATAAATACACAGGCTGTCTTTTCAAAATTGAAAATGACAGGCGCATCGACGGAACGGATCAGTACCCTCCGTGTACTCTGTGTGTTGGACAAGATCATGACAACCGTACAGAGGCCGTCCCGGCGAATCAACGCGTCGCATTCATGGAATCCTTTCACCGCTACAGAGCGTTGTGGCAACGCGACCCGCTGACAGGAGAAAGACTTAAATGATCCCGAAGGGAAAGGTCATAGCTCTCGATACGGAAACGACAGGATTATTTCCTTACGGTGAATTCGGTGCACGTGCATTCGCCGTGTCGTTCTGCAACGAGGAAGGGGATACCGGACTGATGCAATGGCCCGTCGATCCTTTTACCAGAATGCCGAAACCTCGTGAAGAGGACTTACGGGAGCTTCGACGTTTCTGCTCGGATAAAAAAATAACGAAGGTGTTCTTTAACGCAAAATTTGACATCCGGATGCTCAAGTTTTGGGGGGCCGAAGTCCTTGGGAGAGTTGAGGATGTATTCTTCATGGCTAAAATCCTGAGAGCCAATGAACCTTCTCACGGACTGAAGCCCCTGGCTAAAAAATATCTCGGCATGACGGACGAGGATCAAAAAGAGCTGCAGCAGTCGGTTTTGAAGGGCCGTCGCCTGGGAAAAAAGAACGGATGGAAAATCGCGGAGAAAGGGGACGACACCAAAAATCCTGCAGCGGCGGATTACTGGTTGGCGGATCCCGCTCTCTTGAAAAAATACGCGGTGCAGGATGCAGAACGCACCATGCTCTTGTATCGAATCCTGAACGAGGAGCTGGATACAGCGGAGGCTTATCGCAAGTTCTACGAGCGCGAATTAGTGCTCCTGGGAGTGACGATGCGGATGGAAGATTATGGAGTGCGCATTCGTCCAAGCGTCGTGCAGGAAGAAATAAAAAAGAACACAGCACTCATGGAAGACAGGCTCAAGAAGATTCAAGAGCTGACGCGTCCTTATTATTGCACAGCGAAAACGGAGAAGAAGAAACGAGAACAGGAGCGGGATTTTTATTTCAATCCGAATTCAACGAGTCAAGTGGTCGATTTCGTGTACAAAAAATTAGAATTCCCCATCATGAAATACACGGATACGGGAAATCCTGCCGTCGACCTGGAAGCACTGAAAGACATGGAGCATCCTGTCATTCATTATCTCCAAGAATACAAGGCGTCGGAAAAAGCGATAGCCTCTTTTTTCCAGAAATACGCATCTCTGTCTGTCCCGGACGACGAAGGGCACATGATTCTTCATCCGAGCTTTAATCAAATCGGGCCGATAACGGGGCGGTATTCGTGTAGTAACCCTAACCTTCAGAACGTAGCCAACGCAACTTCAGTGCGTGCTGTTGCGCCTATACAGGCCAGGACACCGTTCTGCCCACGCATGGGCAAGGAGTGGTATTGTTTTGACTACGACAGCCAAGAAGCCTGGCTGTTCGCTGCCGGGGCACATGAAGATGTGATGCTTGACTCTCTTTTGAACGGGAAAGACCTACACACAGAAACGGCTGAATTTATCTGGGGAAAAGAACAGGTGGCGCATGAATTCGCGACCGTTGGAAAAAAGAAGAGTCTCAGTCGTATCCGTTCCAAAATGCTCCTTTACGGAATTATCTATGGAATGGGGATCAAGAAAACGGCCGCAGTGTTGGGATGCTCTTCTGCTGAAGCGGAGAGCACGCTGAACAGATACTACACTCGCTTCCCTCGTATCAAAACTTTCATGGATGTGACAAGTACAAAGGCCGCGAGGCTCGGATATGTGGAAACAGCCTGGGGGCGCAGAATCCAAGTAGAATCGGACTGGGCTTATCGCGCCGTGAATTATTACGTCCAAGGGTCTGCAGCCGACATGCTGAAGGACGCGATGATAAGTGTGGACAGGTTATTTCAAGGACTCAGAATAGACGCCCATGTACTCATGACTGTGCACGACGAATTAATCGTAGAAATAGCAAAGAAGGACGTGACACAAAAGCTCCTAAATGACGTAAAAAGTCGCATGGAAAGTCACGGGGGAAACCTTCCCGCGATCCCAAAGATCCCTTGCGGCATGGCGCGTGTTATTAAGTCCTGGAATTTACAAGAAAAAGTCGACCTTTCGCTACTTCCTAAAGGAGGATAGATGGTGCGCAAAGTACATTTGATCCAGAAAATATGCAGCACAGCTCATGTGGAAAGAGTAAAAAAAGACTATCCGAATTTAACGTTTGAAGAATTAATCGCACTGATGAGCTGGCTGAATTTAATGTCGGATATCAAACAGTGCGTCGAGTCTACCTTCTCAAGGGAGAATTTCAATAATGAATCGTCCGACAAAAAAAGAGCAAATTGACAACTTGAACGGATTCAGGCAACACGGCGTGAATTTAGACAGGGAAGCTTCGGGACAAATGGTAGGAGATTGTCCATTCTGTGCAAAAGAGGGTCATTTTTATGTCAATAAAGAAACAAAGTTATGGGATTGTAAACGCTGTGGTGAGCGAGGAAATTTTGAAGACTTCTTATCGGCTGTTGCCCAAGGATACAGCGAGGGACTTACTGAAGAACGTTTACGTGCACTGGCCGACGATCGTGGGCTACCTGTTGGAGCGTTTCGAAATCTTGGAATCGGATGGACAGGAAATCGATATTCGATTCCTGTTCAGAATAACAAGGGGCGAACTTTGGACATCAGACTTTATCGTCCTGGAGGGAAGCTGCTGTCTACCCCAACTGCGACGACGGGACTGTTTAACCTCCGGGATTTGGTGCTGGAGGAGCGCAAGAAGGAGCGAGTATACATTTGCGAGGGGGAATGGGACACAATTGCCTGGAGATGGCTTTTGTTGCATCTCGACGAGCCAGGGGTCGTGGTTGGTGTGCCTGGCGCCAACACTTTCAAGGGGTTCTGGGTTCCTTTCTTCGAGGGACGGGACGTCGTCATCCTTTACGACAACGATGCCGCAGGTCGTTCAGGAGAACTCATCGTTCGAGCCAAGCTTTCAGGAACTACAAAAAGCATACGCTACTTACACTGGCCAGCTATCGGACTTGATGAAGGCTATGACATACGAGACCATGTCAAGAAAGTCGCCCTCCTTGAGAACCATCCACCTCAAGCGTTTGAGCAGATTACTGACTGGCTTAAAAATAGCCCAAGGGAGGGAGCACTTGAAGGAGGAGCTTCTGGGTCGCGGTCATCTAACGGAGAGGTTATCGGGGAGATCACCGAATCCTACGAACCGATCACGACGAAAGAGCTGATCGCTGATTACAAAAAATGGCTCCACATGAAGTCCGACGATGCACTGAAAGTCATGTACGGTGCGATCCTTGCGAATAAAATGGGAGGGGATCCGCTATGGCTTTTTCTTGTTGCACCTCCAGGAGGTATGAAGTCGGAACTGCTGATGTCGCTTTCGAAGGGAGAAGGCGTTCACGCCCTGTCTTCTTTAACGCCGCACACGCTTATATCTGGAGCCACGTGGAAGGAAGGTCAGGATCCTTCACTTTTGCCCAAGCTCAACAACAAGATCTTGATCGTAAAGGATTTCACAACCCTTCTAACGCTCCATCACTCGGTGCGTGATGAAATCTTTGGAACGCTTCGAGACGTTTACGACGGCAATACGGAGAAAATATTCGGGAACGGAGTGCGTCGTAAGTACGAGAGTAGCTTTGGAATTCTGGCAGGTGTAACGCCGGCTATTGAGGCCTTCAATACCATCCACGCAGGACTTGGGGAACGCTTCCTGAAATTCAGACTGTGCGGGAATTGGGATCAGGACTCTGAAGAAGCAAAGATCATGAGGGCCTTAAACAATATCGGACGCGAAGGGCAAATGCGGAATGAACTGACCAAAATCGGATGCCGATGGCTTGCAAACATGAAGCTCCCTGAAATCTTTCCAGAGCTCACCCACGACCGCAAGCTGATGCTCGTGCATTTGGCGAAATGGGCAGCTCGGTTACGCGGCGTGGTTGAACGCGACCGCTTTAGTGGAACGGTTATGTACAAGCCTTCCAGTGAAGTCGGGACGCGGCTTGCAAAGCAACTGGCTAAGTTGGGCCAGGGGATTGCCATGTTCCTGGAGAAGAAGGCTGTGGACGACGAAGTCTATGAGTTGGTTAGGCGTGTGGCCCTGGACACCGTGCCGGACCGCGTAGAAGACATCGTGCACGCGCTATGGGACGCTACAGGAGGGGATGAAGGGACATGCTCGACGACAGACATCGTCATCAAGACACGCCTTCCACAAGCCACCGTGTTTCGATGCTTGCAGGACATGAACCTTTTGAAGCTGGTAGAAAATATGTCAGCTAAAGGAGTGGCGGCATGGAGGTTGTCAGCGAAGCTTACGGAGCACATTAAAATAGGAGGTGTGTATGTCGGAAAAACCAAAGCCGTCAAAAAAGGATTATCCATTCGATCTGTCAAAAAAACCGCCAATCGTTGAATGGATCGATAAGAATAATTTGGCGGATTATCATCCCACTAGCGACCTAAGAATGAACGGGGAAGTCCTGGAACAGAAGTGGGCAGTTTCAAAATTTGAGTATAACGTTCGGTGGATTCCAATTCGTAAAAAACGGAGGGACGAGAAATGAAATTATTCAAAGCGTTGCTGCTGGTGTGTGTTTGTGTCGTGCCTGTTCGGGCTGATCTGATGTCGATGATCGCGGCCAGTGAAGCCTCGGACGCGTCGAGCGCAGCAAAGAAATCCGAGAAGGTCCAACTCGAAATCAAAAAAGCCTTGGACGAGAACACGAGGCTGTTACAAAAACTCTCGAAAGATCTCGAGAAATTGATCGCGAAAATGGAGGCAGACAAATGAGCGGCGAAATCGGAAACATCCTTGAAGAGCGGGGCAAGCGTTACGGCCCTTTTGAAGGACACGCCTACATCACCCAGGAGTTGAAGCTGAAGATGGCGGCCAATCCTGGCTGGCTGAAACTCAACCCGTCCATGAAAGAGTCGCTCGAGATGATCGCCCACAAAATCGGACGAATCCTCAACGGTGACCCGTTCTACGACGACAGCTGGAAGGACATTGCTGGCTACGCGGAACTGGTGGCGAAGCAGCTAATGACGGAGAAGCTGGACAAGGTGGACACCCGCGCCTTCGGGAAGACAACGATCCGACGAGTCTCCTGGGCTGAAGTCGGGGTTCGGTTGGAAGCCTTGCGGGAGATGCTCCCGAACAAACACGACAACCACCCTCTTCAGAAGGTCAAGCTTTACGGGATCCCTAGAGGCGGGGCGATTGTGGTGGGAATCGCCGCCAACAAATGGCCGGTTTGGTTCGAGGCAACGGAGGATAAAAACAAGGCCGACATCATGGTCGATGACATCCTCGACACCGGTGAAACGAAAGCCCAGACGGTCGGCAGTTCGTGCTGTCCGTTCTTCGCATTGGTAGACAAGCAAAGAGAGCGGATCCCGGAGGCCGAGTGGATTTTCTTCCCCTGGGAAGATCCGAAAGAACTCCCGGAGCATCTCCGTGGCGCTTAAGATTCGGCGGGAGGAGCCGGACACCACGTGGGCACCCGTCGTAGTCCATCATGACATCACTAGGGCACACATACTGAGTACAAAGTATAAAGGAATAAGTACCCCGCTGTTCAACGAAAAGCTCGAAATACCTAACGGGGCAAAGTGGGTTCATGTCCAAATTACCGGAGGAACCATTACGTATACCTTCAGAAAAACGAGGCCGTTTTAGTAGAAGTATATCACTGACGTAAAGGGAGACACAATGGTGATGGTTATTGGCAAAAAGAAAAAGGCTTCAAAAGTCGTGTGCTTGGTTGTGAAAGGGGCTGTTCGGAAGATCATTAAGGATGCTGGCCTTCGGACGGGAGGGGATTTTGTTGAAGCCCTTTCCGAGAAGGTTCGCAACTTGATTGATGCGGCCGTCCAGTCGACCAAAGAGAACGGGAAGAAAATGACCCTCGGTGCGGAAGACATTCAGCAGTAAATAAAGCTTTCCAGGGATACTCTCTGTAGCTTGGGAGGGGACACGGGGCTGCAGGGAGTCCCTGGAGCTTATTAAAAGGAGACTACAAAATGGATAAGAAATGTGAAATTCTGGCAACACACAAGTTGATGGGGGCGAACAAGAAGGAGATATTCGCTTGCCCGATTCACAAGGACGAATTTGTTCTGCTGAATAAGCTGAAAGGGCTGAGCTCAGAATTGACTCCGCTGACAAAGGCGGAGCTGAAGACTGAAGTGGAATGCTCCAAGGTAATTTAAAGGGGTCGATTATGCCAGAAATAATCGTGAGCTAGAAAAGAAAAGCACTAAGGGAATATGCGAGGGCTGCACTGACTGGACTAATCGCGGGTGGTGGTGGAATGGGAGTGAACGAGAAGTCTATCCGTGCTAAGGCCTTCACAATAGCACTTGAGACGATAGAAGGCGAAATTGCAATATCATTTCCTGAGGAGCACTAGACATGAAACGAAAATTGATTAAAGGTCACTGGCGCATCAAGAAAAATGGTTTGCGTTTTCGAGTCAAAGGACACTACAGAGGTAATTATCGTATTAAAGGAGCTGTGAAATGAGAAAGCTTATTGCAACGCTGGAGCGCATTGGTGGGGAGCTGAAAGTGGTGAGGAAGGAGCTGGAGCAACGGAAGGCAGGGTATCCAGATATGTATAAGGCCATCAATGCCGCCAGAGATACGTGCTTGGTGGCTTCGAAAGAGCTGGAGAATTCTGTGAAGAAGGTTGGAGTGAAATGAAAAAGAAAAAGTGTATATGGATCCTCACACACATTTATAAACTTGAAAACTGGTGGAAGGAATGGTGGGATACGTCTTGTGGATGCTCAGTCCAGCAAGAGTGGCATCAGTATAAAATCGTTAAAACATATGCCTTCTGTCCATTTTGCGGGAAGCCTTTGGAGGTAAAATAATGAAAAAGAGAAAGATTTCCATTACACCTAAAGGGGTTGGGATTTATTTCCAGTTGGAGAATGGAGTTTTTGTTGTCCGATCAAACAACGAAGACGATTTTTTCGTCTCAGATTATTTGAAAGACACGATCACGAACGCTTTTAATTTTGGTGTAGAGATAGGGATAAAGAGGCAGCAAGAAATTATGCGCGATACGATGGGGGATTGAGATGAAAGACGAAAACTGGAGGTCGCGAGCAGTAGAACTCGAAGGCGATAAACGGAAGCTCTTAGAAAAGATCGCCGCCCTCGAAAAGGAGAAGGCGGAGGCGGTTCTTGCGGAGATGGAGCGGTGTGCGAAGATCGTCGATGAATGGGCTACGAGATATCCGGTGGACATATTTGGAGATCCTCCTAAAGGTTTTCATGGAGCAACGACGGATGCCTGTTCCGCGAAAGCACTGCGGACGATCCTTCCCAATGTGGCCGCCGCCATCCGCGAAGGGAGGGATTGAAGATGTGCGAAAAACTAAGGCTGCTTAATTCTGTTTGTAAGTGCGGGCTGACGGTTCGATTCAATGAAAACCGGAATATGTATCAGTCGGTCGATGAGTATATTCAAAATAACGCAAACGTTGGCCTAGAGGTCGATCCTGAAATAGCGAAAAAAATCATCGAGACAGACTCCATCGTTGAGCTTCATTTTTATCCACAAACGCCAGTCGGATTTTATCACATAACCCATTACAATCTCGACATGGCCATCGACGAGGCAATGGAAATAAATGAGATAAAGTTTTTACTGAAAGGAGCCACCAAATGATCAAGGATGAGACGAAGGAAGGATTTGGGAAGAAATGCCGGAACTGTGGCTCGGAGAATCTAACATGGAACTGCATTTCTTTGAACCTTGGTGGTGTTCAAGATGGTCGTATTTGTATGAGGGAGACTTCCGGCGCGCTTGTCCTCGGTTGTGAAGAATGCTCAGAGACGTTGAAAATTCTTTATGAGGGTGAGGCCGGAAAATTAGTCAATCGTTCCCTGCGCAAGGAGGCCCTGTGCGAGAGAATGGCGGAGGCGTTGAAAGCTGTCGAGTGGATCGAGTGGGAATACGACGATAGGTGCGACACAATATGTGCCTGGTGCAATGGTAGCCAAAGTCGTGGTGAAGGACATAAAGCGGGTTGTGTGAGGCAAAAAGTTCTGGCCGACTACGCCAAGGAGGGCTTATGATCAAGCCGTTTGCGAGGATCGAAGAAACGAAAGATGACAAGCGTTGGGGATCGAAAACTCTCCTAGTGGGCGGTGTGCAATTCGATAATAGATTTTCGTCGGAATCAGACGAATTTCAAGATATGTGCGACGTGTTAAACGCCGCCCACCGCGCCGAGGTTCGGAAGGAGCTGGAGGCGTTTAAAAAAGAGCTATCTGAAAAATCGGCAAAGTTTTCACTTGGCGGAGGGACAATAAAAGATTGGGCACGTAAACCAATGGAAGTTTCTATATATATATAAAAAATTTCGACATCGACGCATTCATGGAGAGGGAGGAAAAGAAATGAACTGGTTCTCATGGTTGTTTTTGTCTTTGACAGTATGTGATGTGATGGTGAGGATTTTAATCGTCGGAAAACAACGAGAACCAATAACTTCCGGTGATGCCGCTTTCAATATTCTTGTGAACGGCCTTCTGACATGGGGTGTTTGCTATTTCGGGATGCGGCCATGACCCCGCCCAAAGGATACAGGCTTGTGAAGAGCGGAACCGTAAAAAAGGGAGACTTGACATCACATCTCGGCGTATCCTGGATTCAAGTATTCAGAAGTATAGGGAGTCCGATCTTTAGCTATCCATACTGTCCATATTACGCCCGTAAGATCACGAAGAGGGGGAAGAGGAAATGAGAATATGGATATCCTGGTTTAATTTATTCAGGAAAGAGATATAAATGTTACTTCATTTAACTGGCTATAAGGATCAATCTAAGAAAAGAAATAACGCCGGATATAGGAAGTGTTTGAATGGTTTTTACCAGAATAATGACGCCGTGCTCCGGAAATCGATTGTGTGTTTGGGGTTGGGAAGGGTTCTGGAGGGGTGTAAATACTACGAAAAATGCTTGGCCAATCGAAAGGCTGAATTAGGTAAAAGGGCTGAGTTGAAAAGTTCAAAAGGCTAAATGACGCGATATATGGGGGTGAAATAGACCCCTAAATCGTGAGCAGAATGAGGGTGTTCCGTCGAGAGGATCGTTGTTAATTCCCCTCCTTACGGGAGTGAAGGGTGTGGTGTGTTTTTCTTTTTTTTTTACTATCTATTCGCTTAACCTAATATTTTTTTTATTAAAGAGAACAAACAGTACCCTTAACACCCCATTAGACGGGAATAACCAACAACTTTCTCGACGGAAGAGTGCAGAATAAAGCAGGATTTAGCGGTTCATTTTGGTTTTGGGAGGATATGTGATGAAAAAAAGAAAAGTTATTAGTTCAAAAAGACAACGCGTGAAAGTGCTTGGAAAAAGATTACTACGTGGGCTGAGGAATAAAGAAGTATGGGCTGAGAAGTATGTGAAGAAAAAAAGAGTGGGCGAAGAGACTTTGAAAAGATGGGCTGCGGGAAAGTATAGAGTTCCTTCCGAAGCCGCCGCGAAAAAAAGTAGAGAAGAGTTTGGGATGTCGATATGGAAGCGGAGAGGATTATTATGAAAATGGATTATACTAAATTTTTATTTAAGTACAGATCAGTCGCTGGCGCTATTGGTGTACCAGAAATATATCTACGGAGGCGTATGAAGTGTTGTGGACTGAAAATGATTATGTACAAAGGGGCCGTATGCCTCCCAAAAGCGCAGGTTACAGATGCGGTTTACCGGCTCGTGCGATCAAAATCGAGTGTTTTACGCGCAATAACGCTTTTGTTGAGTCATAATGAGTGCAGAACCATAGCCTATTCCCTAGCACCACACGAAAGGAGGGTCGTCCGTCATGCAAAAGAAACTTCCAGGAAAGCCGTTTGTGAAAGGCGACCCGCGCTGCTGGCGCAAGGGAGTAAGTAACCCAGGAATATCTGGTCGCCCCTCGGAGATCCATCGTGCCGAGTGTCGAAAACTTTTTGAGAAGGGAAAGTTCAGAGAGTTTTTATCTGGAGCCGCGAAAGGCGAAGCCGTTGATGTGTTTGTCCAGATCAACGGAAAGACCAAGAAGATCCCCACGAATTTCGGAAACAAACTCAAAGCTATCGCGTGGCTCGGTGAGCAAGGCTACGGACGTGCCCCCGTCGAAGTCAGTCATTCTGTTTCGGACGAGGCCCTCGAAAAGTTTGAAAGACTTCTCGTCACTTCTCTCAATACTCATTTCCCGAAGATGTGCCCACACTGCAAGACCGCCTTAAAAATGCCACCCCAATTCGTACAGGACTTGATGGAGCTGTCCAAAGTCTTCGAACGAGAAGAGGAGGCTGCCGTTGAAACCACAGCCGTCACACAAGAATAAATCCGACGGTCGTCGTGTGGCGGAAGTCATCCGCCGCGTGGCCCAAGGACTTATTCCGAATGAGATGAGCTTGCGCGATTTCGTTTTAAAGTCTTGGCACATCATCGAACCTGCGACGCCCCTCGAATTAAATTGGCACCACGAACTGATCATCGAATACCTCGAGCTGGCCTTCAAACGAGACATCAAACGTCTTGTGTTCAATGTCCCCCCTCGTACACTTAAGTCCATTTTCACTTCTGTCGACTTTCCCGCGTGGGGATGGACACGTGCTCCGTGGAGCCGATGGATCTGTACTTCATACTCCCAGAATTTGGCGACGGAGTTTAGCGTGAAGCGCCGACGCATCATCCAGGATCCATGGTATCAGGATAAATGGGGCGCGCAAGTCAAGCTGGCGGGGGATCAGAATTTGAAGACGGAGTTTGAGAATACGCAGACGGGCAAGATGCAAAGTACTTCGACGGGTGGTACGACGACAGGAAAAGGTGGAGACTACATCGTCATGGACGATCCACAGGATCCTCGTATGGCGGAGAGCGAAGCGGAACGGAAGAGCACGAATGAGTTCTATTCGAACACGCTCATTTCTCGGTTGAACAATAAAAAAACAGACGTGATGATCCTCGTTCAACAACGTCTCCATGCGGAGGACACCACGTCCCTCGTTTTGAAGGAGCAAGGATGGACACACGTCGATGTCCCGATTCTTGCCAGCAAGCGACGCACGTATTCTTTTCCGCTCTCCAATACGAAGAAGGTTTTTAAAGAAGGCGAATACCTTCAACCCCAGAGGGAAGGGCCTGAGGAATGTGCGAAGCTGCTAAAGGGGATGGGAAGCCGAACGTTCGACGCTCAGTATCTCCAAGCGCCTACGTCGGAGACGGGTAATATCATCAAACGCCATTACTGGAACTACTACACGTCCCTCCCTCCTAAATTTGATTTTGTGTTGCAGTCGTGGGACATGACGTTCAAGGATACGAGTGGCTCGTCGTTCGTGAGTGGACAGGTGTGGGCGATGCTTGGTTCGAAGAAGTATTTACTCGACGAAGTTCACGCCCAACTAAATTATCCTGACTCCAAACGCGCGATGCTTGGGTTGTGTGCTAAATGGCCGTCCACACAAGCCGTTCTCGTGGAAGATAAAGCCAACGGCCCTGCCATCATTGCGGACTTGCGCGGGACGATTGCTGCGATGATTCCTGTCACACCCTTGGGCGACAAGGTCGTGCGTGCGGTAGCCGTTACGCCTACGATTGAAGCTGGTGATTGCTACTTACCCGCTCCTGCCATTGCGCCGTGGGTTACTGAGTATGTGAATGAGATGTCCGCTTTCCCTGAAGCAAAACTGAAGGATCGTGTGGACGCGATGAGCCAAGCGTTGTCGCGTATGAATGACTTGGGGAAGCTTTTGGACGAGGCTCGTGAAGCCCAAGCGTCGAACGACGAAGGTCACGATCCGGTCACTGAAGAGATGGGCATCTCTAGCCTGATGAATTCAGAAACGGAGGTATTCGCCAGTGCTGGATCTTTTTAAGTCATGGGCACAAGGTGCTCTCGAAGAATCGAAAAACTTTATTGTGCGCAAGCAGACTGAACGCGCGATGCAAACTTTTAAGTCCTCTCTTATCCAGGAAGCCTCCAACCTTGTGAGCGAGAAGCAAGCAGGTGGTGGATGGGAACGGACGGGAGGACAAAAGCCCTACGAGCATACAGCCGCTGACCAAGAGTCCATGCTGAAGCAGTGTAGGAATGCCGCACGCTTCGATGCAAACGCCAAGGCAGCCCTCCAGACAGCTGTATTTTACATCGTAGGCGAAGGCGTGAAGGTCATGCCTCAGTCCAAAGACCCTCGTATCCAGAAGTTATGGCGCGAGTTTTGGGAAGCCCCGCGCAACAAGATGGCATTGCGATTTCCAGAGTTAGTACTGCGCACGTTGCGCGACGGAGAAACCCTGTTACAGTTCTTCAGCAAGGATGACAACGACAAGCCGAGCTGGAAGACGACCGTCCGCTTTCGTGATGTGCAGCTCCTTACTCAGCCACCCTTAGAATACGGTGGTCCTGGCGACGGAGCGTCACAAGGCATTAAAGTTGACCCTCTAGATCCAGAGAAAGCGATTTCTTTCTATCTCAAGAAGTCCTACACAGGCAATGAGATCGATACCGTTCCTGCTGAGGACATGCTCCATATTAAACTCAACGCGGACTCAGAGCAGAAGCGTGGAGAGTCTTTTCTTCAGGCGGCATTGCCTTTGTTCACTTACTACGGCGACTGGTTGAAGTATCGTATCATCCTGAATAAAGTACGGACTGCCATTGTGATGATCCGTAAGGTTGAGGGTGGAACGTCTGACGACGTAAAAGCGATTGCGAATAAAATCGCTGCTTCTTCAACTGCGAAGAATGGCGAAGAGCGTAAACAATTCCCTGGCCCAGGTACAGTGATCAATGCAAGCGCGGGAGTGGACTATCGTTTTGAGAATGCAAATATCGCTGCGGGAGACGCCTCCGAGGACGGACGAAACATTAAACTCGGAATGGCCGCTGCCACCAATATGCCAGAGTATGTCTTCGGGGATGCCAGTAATGCAAATTACGCTTCCACGATGATTGCTGAATCGCCCTTCGTTAAAGGGATTCGGTTCTGGCAGACTTTCTTCGAGGAGCATTTGAAAGAGATCTATAGACACGTGATCCAGAATGCCGTAAAGGCAGGTGCGCTTCAAGCCCCCGTGGAAGAAGACATTTTTGCAGAGCCAGGAACTACGGACATTGCCGAGGATGCCCAATCAGCAGATCCCTCCATCCCTGCCAAGACTCCCTCTGAGGACGAAGGCGACGGTTCGGATGCGAACCAATTGGAGAAGGATCCCTCCGCTACTGGCTCTGTAATTTCTGAAGCAGAGGCGTTCTACAAATGCGATGTGCAATGGCCGGAGATTGTGCATCGTGACATGAAAGAAACGACGGACGCCGTCATTGCACAAGTGGACGCAAAGCTGGTGAGTGAATCGACCGCGTCGCAAATGCTCGGTCATGACTACGACGAGGAAGTGCGGCGTCAAGCGGTTGTGGAAGAGGGGGCGGAGAACAATCCCTTCAAGCAAAAGTCCGAGGACCCGTTTGCTGACCCCGCCATGCAATCTGAAGTCGACGCGGCCATGAACGATCTTACTCCAGAAGAAGCGGATGCTATTCTGAAAAGCGGCGATGCATCGAGTGTGATGCAGATGGTAAAAGCCAAAAAGAGTACAAAAAAGAAAGTAGAAGAAGGAACTTTCATTCAAGATCCAGAGACAGGGCGTATGATGGGGAGTGAGCCGGGGGGTTCTGGTGGAGATAATAGCGGTGGAGATAATGGTAGAGACTCTTCTGTCCCAAAAGACCATCCATCTTTTAGTCATGGACTGACAGATAATGACTACCAGGAATGGGCTTATAATTCGGAAGAAGTAAATGATGCTGTGAGCGGAAAATTAAAAGTTGGAGAAATTAGTTCACAAGGGGATAGAATAAGTGAAGACGATATTTCAAGATATAGATCTATTGGAGAAAAACTTCAATCCGCTGCTTCTGACAACGCTGTCACTAATGGTACTCGTGGACTCTATAGAGGTGAGTCGTATGATTCACTTGAAGCCGTTAAAGAAAAATATCAATTTAGAAAAGAAGTTGTAACGGACAGACTGACATCAACGGCTACTCAACAAGATGTTGCGATTCAATACGCTTCCTCGGACTCTTCAGGTCCAGTTAAGGTTTTGGTCAATTATCAAGCCAGAGGACACGCTGTTGAAGGTGTTCAAACAGCACCGCTTGGAATTCCGTCTAATGAGGTTGTTCTTCCAAAAGGCTCTAAATATAGAGTCGCTGGCTTTGATGATTATCGAAGTACTAAAGGTTATATTAAAGTGACACTGTACAATAAAAATAGAACGACAAAACGTACAGTTGATGCCTCACCAGAAGCATATGGAGTTAAATCAAATGCCTAAACTCTTGTCGAACATTGAATCGAAAAAGATCTACTCTCGCTACCCTGCGCTTGTGCGCACGCCTACCTGGAGTACTATCACTACGCTTGTTCGCACGGGAGAAATTGAGAAGGCCTGGGCTCTCGCGGAGAAGGTGTCCAAAGCAGACAAGCAACTGAACGCCCAGAACATTGTCGCGCGGAAAACTCGGATTGAACGTGTGAAGTTCTTCGCACTGCGCACAAAAATGCTCCAGGACTTAACGACCCTTATGGAATTGTCGGGCAAGCGCGTCGCGAGGCAGACGTTGGCTGTGAAAAATACTCCGGCCTCCATTCGTGACGGTAAGAAAATGATCTCCGTGGAGATGGGTGTGCTTCGGCGTGCCCTTATGAAATGGGCGACGGATTATGTTTGGGAGTCTGTGAAGCTTGGGATCAGGAATACTGAAGCCGCGCTTCTTCCTGTGTTCAAGTATAATGAAGAAAGCCTGAATACAGAGGCGTGGCAAGACATGAATTTGATGGAGGAGCGTTTGTCCTTCGGCATGACCTCGACGCTGGCGAATAACGGATCCCCGACGATTGCTAAGGGATCGAAAACTTATAAGGACGTTACGGACAAGGCATATCAAGCGATCGTAGCCAAGAACAACAACGGCCTCCAGCTTTCCACCAGAATATGGGAACTGACCAAACGCTCCGAGCTGGAGATGCGTCGTATTCTGGAACAACAAATTTCTCAGGGTACTTCATCGGCTGACGTGGCTAAAAGCCTAGAAGGTTATCTAGTCGACGAACCGATCAAAGGCCCTGGCGTCTATCAAAAGCCTCGCGCGAATGCGGAACGCTTAACGCGCACGGAAACGAACCGCGCATATATCAGTGCTCAGGCGCAATGGGCAAAGACACGCGGATGGGTGAAAAGCATTATGGTCACACTCTCGTCTGCGCACGAGGACACGACTGGATGCGATTGTGAGCTCCATGCGGGAGAAGAAATGGACCCTGATAAGTTCGCCTCGTCCGTTCCTTTTCATCCGCACTGCATGTGCTACGGGACGATTGTGATCAAGGATGAATACTTGTTGGTGGAAGAAGGGAAACGTCATGCAGCCGTTCTTTGAGATCATTCTTCCAACATGTAATCGTCCTGACTTGTGTCGCCGGGCAGTCAAGTCCGTTCTTTCCCAGACACATCGGAACTTCAGACTGTGGGTGTTGGATAGTAATTCTTCTGAAGAGAATCGAAAGAAGTTGGCGACGTTCTGGGAGAATGAAGTAGAGAATGATCCGAGGGCATTGTTGCTTTGGCTCGTTCCGCCTAAGGGTGTCGTGCCTTATTCTTGGATGACCAATTATGTGTACAAAGAATTGAAGCAAGACGCGTGGGTCAGTTACTTGACGGATGACGCATATTATCCTCCTGATCGTTTGGAGATTTTCGCAGAACTGATTGGCAGATTACCGAATGCGAAGGTGCTTTATGGAGAACAGATCCGTATCAACTGCGGCTCCGGTCGTTTCCCTAGTGCTGATGGTGTTTTCAGGTTACATTCTAAATCTGTCCAAGAGCCTGAGCTTTTGGAGCACAACTGGATCGACCATAACGCCGTCGTGCACAAGGTTGATCTTCTTTTGGGTGAAGAAAAGCCATGGGTGGAAGATTTACAGCACATCAAAGTAGGTGACTGGCGATGTTGGCAGAAACTGATTAAAAAGGCCCAGTTCTTTTTTACCTCCAGAGTTGTGGCCATTGACGAGTGGTGGCCGAACGGTCTGAGTGAGAATAATGCCTTACAGCTCCAGGAGAAGTTCGGTGTATCTCAGTAGAAAATCTTGGGAGGATTCTATGACGAAGAACCTGATGGACTTGTTGGAGAGTATTGACTTATCGGAGAGTTTGGGTGGCGCGTCTATCGACGAGGTGAACGGTGTGTTGAAGAATGTTGTTCTCATGACTGGGAATAAAAAGTCGGAGAACAACACCGTGTATTCTTCAAAGGCTGTACAGGAGGGTCTGTCTCGTTACGAAGGTGCGAAGATGTACCTCGATCATCCGCGCACAGACGAGCTTGCTCAGCGCCGAGGGAATCGTTCGGTGAGGGATTTGGCTGGTGTGTATCGAGGCCTTCGGATTGAAGAGGGTGCTCAGCCTAAACTTCGTGGAGACTTGCACATCATGGAGTCCATGAAGTCTTTAGTGATTTCGATTGCGAAGAATCCGCCGAAAGGCACTGGGCTCTCGCTCCGTGACCGAGGACGCTATCGCACGGAAAAAGGACTGACCTTGGTTGAAGGATTCGAGGAAGGGGCCGACTTCAGTGTTGACCTCGTTACTCGTGCTTCTCTCAACAAGAGTCTATTCGAATCCAAACAAGAAGGAGGAGGTGAAGAAACCATGGACATCACGAAACTGACGTTGCAAGAGCTTGAAGAGGGCCGTAAGGATCTCGTCGAGGCTATCACTCAAAAGGCCGTAGCTGGCTTCACCAAGCAACTTGAAGAGTCGCAGGTGAAACTGGCTGGTGCGGATAAACTTCTCGCGTTGACCGAGGCGAAATTGCCTACGGAATTCAAAGAAGCCATCCGCCCGGTTATCATGAAGGCCGGGGTTACTCTGGAAGAGGCGAAAGCTATCATCTCCTCCCAGGAGACTTTGGCGAAGTCGTTCTCGGTGAAGACCGAGCTGAAAAAGGCTGGTGACCCTAAAGTCAATGCGGGTGCTTCTCGTCCGGTTGAAGAGGGCACGGAATCTGTTGACGATGCCGCGATCATTGCGGCGTTTCAGTAAAAATCTGACGTAAGGAGGAATGTTATGAATAAGTTCAATTACCGCTCCGGTTCTAAGGACGTTGTTCGTGTCCCTATCGCTTCCGGCACGGTTGTGGAAATTGGTGAGCTTTTGAAGCTCTCGTCTGGCCGCGCTGTGAAAATGGCGACGAGCACGGACAACCTCACCTTCATCGGTGTGGCGGAGGAAGCGCATCGTGCGGTGGACCCTTCGGGTTCCATTTCCGTTTCGCGTCCCAACCTGCAGACGGTGTACGAGTACGACCTTGACGCGGCCACGGACATCACCTATGGTGACGTTCTCCAGTGGAACGCCGACAAGACGCTGAAGAAGTCCACGACCGATGCGATTGCTATCGCCGTTCGATCTCAACTGGCTGCCACGACTGCACTTTGCATGTTCCGCCCGATTCAAGCGGCGGGCAACTTGTGCGATCTTGGCGATCCCAGCTAAGGAGGAATGACATGAAAGGTTTTAACGTTCGAGATGTGTTCGAGTCGTTCTCCCGTAAGCATTCGGATCCGGTGATCGCTCATCGTGAATTCGGTGCGAAGGTGCTCGGCTTGATGCAGGGGAAAGATCGGAAAATCGATCCGGCGAAGGTTGACCTGCGGGAATTGTGGGAAGGTCTAGTCACTTCCCAGGGCATGGAAGAGTCTGCTTCTTCCACCGCGTTCCCGACGATCGCTGGGGAGATTATTTCCTCCGTCATGATCCAGGGATACGAAATGTATCCTAAAGTCGGCTTGAGCTTGGTTCGTGTGGTTCCTTCCAAGCAAAAGATCAGCCAGGTTGTCGGCTGGAAAGGTATTGGTAAGCTGGATCGGTCGAGTGAAGTGCGGGAAAAAGAGAATTATCCCGCCGTCAATCCTCCTGAGGAAAAAGAGATTA